GCTTCATCATAGCGAAGACGGTGTTCATATCGCCGTCAGCCATCGCCTTTGCGGCCTTATCAGCCAGCTTTTCGTCATAACCCTGAGCCAGAAAAGAAGCCTTATGAGCGTTCACAGTCTTTTCCTTACGGAGAGTGTCAAGCTCCTCCTTCATTTCCTTTTCAGCGGCAAGACGCTCTGCCTCACGCTGTTCGTCCTCGGTCAGCTTTTCCTTGAGCTGCTTCTTAGCAGCGGCAAGTTCGCTGGAAACCTTATCGAACTGCGCCTTGGCAATAAATCCCTCAGTCGGTTCGGGCATGGTGAACTTCTCAAGCAGCGCAACCTTCTCAGCGTCGCTCATGTCTGCCTTATAGCCCTCAACCTTAGTCCAATCAAAAGCCATCGTGTGTCCTCCTGTTGCGTTTTAGGGTCTTCTCTGACCAAACATTTTGCGTTTTAACGTCTTCTCTGACCTTGCGCTTTATTAACCTCACATCTCCGTGAGTATTCTAAATGGCGAACTGCCATCTAAAACCGTTATTCTTCTTTGGGCTTCCCGTCATCATTGATGGGAGAAGGTGAGGTCTTAACCAACTCCTCCTTATGGCTTTCATACCATTCCTCGGATTCACGGAACGCTTCTTCGGAATCGACGAACATACCGCAATGAGCAAATGCAAGTCTCGGCGCAATGTGCGGATTCCCCAGCATCGTGGTAAGAACCTGAGATCGAACTTGCAGGTCTTCGTAATTCCTGCGAGTAAACTTCTCCGTAATATCAGAGAGCTTCAAATCAAACTCACCCATATCACGACACAGTTTCAATACGAGCTTGAGGAAATTACCTTCCGACTCTCTCCACAGCAGTTCAGTATCCTTCGCCCTCGCTTCGGCATTGAACCAGCCATTTCGGACAATCACAGCACCGTTGTTGGAACTATCCGAATTACTTCCCATCGCTTGAGAGGGCATACCCGTGATACGCAACACTTCTTCGTAGAGCGCATCCATCAAAACCTGCTGATCGGCTTGCCTCAAATCAGCAGCAAGCATTTTGATATCACTCTCCATGCCGTTAGCCGATTTGATTTTGACCGCACCCTTAACGCGCATCTTGTCGTAATCATCAGAACTAATGTCACAGTTTACAAATACCATGAGAGCTTGTACCGCTTGCTCCGTAGCATCAACACGATTACTCGCAAGGGTATTGATAGCATCAATAAGTGTTTCCACAACCTCAAACGCACCAATTCTCGCATTGTTGTTCACATACTCGAAAATCGGAATCATACCCAACGCATGAGGAATCCGTTTTACGATCTTCTTTCCGCACACTTCGTAATAAGCATCAGGTGTATACACACAATAGATCGTCTCAGTAGAACGCGAACTACTCAGTCTATCCTTAGTGATATAAGTCACAGCGCAAATCGGCTTTTCACCAATGCCGCTGTTATACACCACGAAGGTCGAGCGAGGGTCGAGGGTATACACTCGGAAAGGCGGCTCGTCTTCATCGCCGTGATCGGGATTGGGAAGAACCATTCGATACGCCTGACCACAGATCGTGAAGTCATCAGCAATTTCCTTATCTCTAGCAGCCTTGTTATTGAGAAACATCAATTCGTTCAAACGAGCGACCTTATCTGTTACCTCATTGATACCACGGCTCACATACGCGATAGGTTCAGAGAGAAGATAGGAAACCTTGAAAGAGACGATCTCATTAGCGTGATTCGCAAGAATCTTGTTGTTGATTTCCTCTCGAACTTCCTTAGTGCGACTAAGAATGGCCTGTTTACCACGATACACCGAATACAAATGCTGACACTCGATGCTGTTCTTGAGATGAGTTGGGAGAACTCTGCCGAGAACATCAACTACGTTCTGAGAAGTAACCTTACTCACATCAATCTTAATTTTCTTGCGACCATAACTCGCCATTTTCCATCACCTCCATCTAGGCATACGACCATTTGAAACCCTTACAGGTTTTCGTTAATCCTTGACAACATCTCATGATCGCACTTGGATTAACACCAACTTTACTAGCGGCAGCAGCGCCACTCTCATGAACGGTCACGACATCATCATTTATTGTCATCTGAACAACTGGTTTCCGAGTGTATTGTTTCTGCTTTTCCAACTTTCCGTTATAGGTATTGTTGTACTGCTTTGTACACCATTCCAAATTGTCCACGTTATTGTTGTGCTTGTTTTCATCCTTGTGATTGATGAATCCTAATCCAGCAGGATTATCAATAAATGTTTCTGCCACGAGACGATGAACGAGCAGAGGAGTTGGTTTTCCATCCTTACATAAGCTGACAGCCAGATAACCAGCGGAATGAGATATTTGCCTCAATTCCCTTCCTTTTAGACGATGACCGTGAGGGGATATACGATCTATGCTGCGAATGCGTCCATCCGTACTCGCCTCATAAATCCCTTCGTAACCCGGTATCGCTTTCCACATTTGAATCAACTCCTAAAAATAAAAGGCGCATGATACGAGAACGGCTGTCTCTCGCAATCATGCGCCTCAAGAAATCCGGGATGAAGACTTCTTCTTAATTATTATAGTCTGAATTATGGATTTTGTCAATATATTTATTCTGCTTATTGGACTTTTATTTGTACAATAGCTCGATTTTTCCCGTGGCACGATAAGCGTTCATGTCAATGACCCTCTGATTACTGCTTCCTCTGAAATCGAGATCAAGAGAGCGCTTTGATTGAATGTATCTGCCGTCCACGAGTACATCGACAAGTGATAAGAGGTCTTCTGCACCCGGAATCACTTCGAGTTCTTCGAGCGTATACCCGGTGTAACACCACACGTTCATACCGCGCTCTTTCGCTGCCTTGGCGATCTCCGCACACACGAGAGGTTGCCAGAAGGGTTCACCGCCTGAAAGAGTCAGTCCATCACAAAGCGGATTCGCATACATTTGGGCAATCACTTCTTTGACTTCCATCATTCTACCGCCAAAAAGAGTATGTGTTTCAGGGTTATGACACCCCGGACATTGATGAGGACAGCCCTGCGTGAATACCACGAACCTCAAGCCTATGCCGTCTACGATTGAATCCTGCTGAATCCCCGCAACTTTGATTTTCATATCTTCCTCCTTAAAACGGCCTTTTGAAAACTTCGAGCGTTGCCCCAGCAAGACCCTGTGCATATTCAGACAGCATAGCAACCGCATCAGGAGCGTCATCGTGTTTATTCTTGCCGACCATCGTGTAGGTAGTCAACATGTTCATGAACGTGCCGTATTCGCTGTTTCGCTTGTACAGGCTCTTGTCCTTGAACAGACAATGCTCCTTGACCCAAGCGCTATTTACAATGATCTTGGTCTCCTTATTGGCGCTGGTGAACTTCGTCGTGATGCTCGTTGCACCGCCGCGCTTCTTGACTTCTTTTTGAACCTTCTCGGCAACACGACCACCTGCGCTGTTGCTCTCGAACTGACATTGATTTACTTTATTCCGAACAAGGATATCGACAAGAAGTACATCCACAACGTTCGGCAATCCATTGTTGCAGACTACATCTTCGATATAGTAATCATTGCCGTACACATAGGCCACGGGCAGCGTCGCGTAGTCCGTACCCTTGTCCTTCGTATCGCATACACCCAAAATTGCGTCAGGAGCAGTCTGCGGAAGATCGAAGAACCTGCGAAGCTCGTCAGGATGATACACCAGACCTTCTCGCTCAATCGGCTCATTCATATACAGCGCTCTCCAACTCGCATCATCCATGATATCACGCTGCTTGTGGTAAAACTCCGTAGAGAAACCCACGCCGTAAGCATAATCGAAGTTGCTCTCATCGTTCTCATCCAAAGCAGGAACTACAATGAACCTTGCCCTTGGGTCATTGCCATACTCACTCTCAAGGCGACCAATGACATCATGAACAGACCATCTCGTAGCGATGTGAAGCTCTTTACATACGTCGCCAATTTTACGCTGTCTAAGATCAGTCGTATAGGTCTGCCAGAGCTTGTCGAGGCGTTCCTTGCTCAAGGCCACCTCGATACCGCTTACAAGGTCATCACAGTATAACAGCGTAGCCGCACGGTACAAACCTGCATTACCCGTACCAATAGATGTAAACTCAAGCGTCTCAAAGCGCTTGCGCTCACCGAGATCAATACGGCAATCTTTCGCGTTCGTATTGCTGACAGGAACATTCGGAAATACATCATGCCACAGATATTCACCGTTTGGGTCAAAGATACGAAGACATTCATCGTACACACCGCGCACAAAAGAATTGCTGTGACTACCCGTAAGCATCGGTTTATCGGGAATTTTACCAGCCAGCCAAGTCAGATAGAAGATTGCCAGCGTAGTCTTGCCGCTGCCCGGAGGCAGACTAATCGCAAGCAGGTCAAGCTCGTCATCAGCCAAATCTTGCAGCGCATCGACAACCTGCTTAAGAATCCTTCTTCTCGGCACATAGAACTTCTTGCTCGGCTCTCGATTCCACTCAAGGTAGAGAAGATAGCTGTCAAAATCATAAGGAGCAAGAGTGAGAAGTACCTGCTTATGGAGACTGACAAAATTTCGAGCAGTATTCAAATCGGTTTTCACCAGAGTAGGAATAATATCATTACATCTCTGAGAAACAACCTTGAGCCACTTCAAACCCTCATCTTGATTGGTCTTCATGACCTCACGAGCAATTTGATACAAGTCATAGTGAATCCGATAACTCGTCGGCTCTTTTTCCAGTTTTTTCGCGATTTTTTGAATTAAGTCAAGCATTTCAACCTCCAAAAGTTCAACTCAATATAAAAAGCGCATGACTGCATCTTCGCAATCATGCGCCGTCTCGAACTCTTTTAGTTCATCTTCGTAAGATAGTATAGCACAGCAAAGGGTAAAATCAAAATACACAAAAGCTCCAACATACTATTCTACCTCATAGCAATCTTCGTCAAGCTCTTTATCAGTAGGAGTAAGCACGATCTTATAATCCATCAACTGAACCATCTCGTTCAACTTACTCACGCTGACGTTTTTCTGTTTGAAGCGTTCGCTCAACACATTGCTTTTAATGCCAAGTCCATCGCATAAATCAGACGGGCGAA